ATAACAATATCAATGCAGGAGCCATAGATTTTAAAACACTATAAAATCCTTTAATACCTTTTATCCTACCCTGTATGCTTTCTGGCATGTCTTCTAAAAGTTCTCCTTGCTTTTCTTCTATTTCGTTAATAATTTCCTGCTTTTTCTCAAATGCTTCCAATATATGAAGGCCCTTTAGCGTCAATTTATTTGTTTCTGATTGATGCTTACCCTGCTCAGCTTTTAAATAAGCTATTTTTTGTTCAACTTCAGTCATTCCCTTAGCGTTCATTTGGGCATCAACTGTTGCTTTTGCTTGGTCTTCTATTTCGGTAGTTATTCCTTTTAATTGAGCTATTTCAGAATCAATCCTAGCTTTTTCTTTTTCACCAGCAATTGCCGATTGTCCTTCTAATTCAGCAATTTTAACTCCTAATTCATTATAAATGTCTGCTTTAGCTTTTTCTCCTTCAATTTGTTTTAATATTAAAGGATTCATTTTTTCCATTTCCTCTTTAAATGAGGTTATTGATGTTTTTGAAGCATCTTGCATTTTTTTATAATTTGTTAAATGCTTTAGTCTTGTGCCTTCATTATCAGCAGTTTGTTTTGATACTTTGTATTGTTTCATAGCAATATCAAGTTGCTTTTCTACATCTTTTAATTGCTTTTTATGTTTTGCACTTATTTTTGTAGAAAGCTCATCTTGCTGCTCCAAAAGTTTATTAATTTCTTTTTGTAGCTTAGCTGCTGTTTGACTAGCTGCGTTTCCTTCTTCCTTAGCTCTTTTAATTCTATCGTCTAATTTTTCTGCCATTTATACTAATATCCTCCAGTTATTTCAATACCCCACTTTTTAAAAAGTTGAAGCATTTTTGGATTACTTCTTATATCATCAGCTGCAGCTCTATTTAAATCGCCGATTTTTTTATCCAATTGCTTTAATCGTGGGTCATTATCTATTAAGTCTGCAATATCTTTTGGTTTTTGCTTATTACCAAATAATCCAAGAAAAGTTTTAACAAACCCTTCTGAAATTTTATATTTTTTTGCCATTTTATTGTTTTTATAGTTACCTTACTATAAATATCGTATAAACAAAAAAGTTAGGATTCTGAGTAATTATCTCTTAATCCTAACTTTAGATTGTCTTTGTGCTTGTTTTGTAGCTTCGTTTTCTTCTTTTTTTGAGTCTACCAATTTTTTATAATAAAATAATCTCAAATATGTTGGCATTTTGTATAATTCCATTACACTAAATGCGTTTCCGTATTGAACCATATCAAATATTTGAGTATGGAGTAATACGCTATGATTAAGTGGAAGGCCAAAAAAAGCTCACACCTAATGTAATAGGCGCCTCCTCCACCTCACCATCTTCATGGATATATTCAAACTTCATATTCATATCAGGAGATATAGTCTTAATATATTCTCTAAATGCTCTACTATCCATAGCTCTCATACCTGCAATATACTTAGTAATGTGTGATAAATCAGAATTACCATCTACCGAAGTAATCATATATCTCAAACGAGTTGTAATATCAGATGATACATCTTTGTAAATCTTTTGTAATGCTTTAATATCCCTATCAATTAATTTTTCATCACCATGTGTAAGTAATTTAAATGTTAATTTATTTTTACCCATAGGTGTTATAAAAGTTGATTCATTTTTATTATTAAAAATTGATAAATCAACATCTTTTGTTTCTATTTTTGATAAATCAATTTTTGATTCAATCATATCACCTTTATGTGCTGAATAAAAACTGAATTCATAATCAGGACCATATCCCAATAGACGTGTTGCTAAAAGGATAGCGTTTTTATCTCCAATGGTAATATCATCTGCATTTATATCATCTACCAATATTGATTCAAATAAAGAATCAATTGCCAATCCCTTTTTAATAAGATTGCTAGAAGAAAGAATATCTTCTTCCTTTGCAGTCATTAATTTAATTCTAATTTGCCCAGATGATAGTGGGTTATCTTTTGGATATACTTTACCTTGTGATGGAAGGTCTAATACTTCCGTTGGAAAATCATATACTTTTTCGTTCATAACTTTACTTTGTTTTAAGTTTGTATATATAAATACATAATTTTTAAAAAATTAGAAAGCACAAAAAAGGGGATTCTTTTGAAATCCCCTTATTTTTTATTATTTTTAGATTAGAATTCTAAGATTGCGTAATCATAAGATAATGTTAATTCAATTGATGCTGGGTCAGTAGCGTTTGAAAAATCCAATTCACCAAAGTTTGCTGATTGAATAAATGCACCTTTAAGCTTCCATTGTTCAATCTTATCTCCAACAGGTCCTAGCATATAGATATCAATATCCTTTTTATAGAATGCTGCGTATCCATCTCTACCAGTAATAGATTCATGTGATAAACGAACCCACTCCATAACTTGCTGTGCACCTGATGGTACAATTGGGTCATAAAGAGTAATCGTAATATCTTGCCACTCACCTTTACCTTTCAATTGTCTTTTTACATTGATATGGTCTAAAGTTACCTTCTCAAATTGAATAGTAGGTCTATTTGCTGCTTTTATTAAGTATGAATCTATTCCATTAATGCTCATAATGAAACGATTCTTCATTTTAGGTTCGAAGTTCGTAAAGAACATCTCCTGATATGTTAGTACATCTGCCATTTTATTCCTTTTATTTTATATTAATAAATATCTACTTTGTTTATTTTCAAATTATGCGTTAAAAGATGCTCCAGTTGGTAAGATGTTGAAATCTATTACGATAAATTCCGCCGTCTTTGCCGGTTGTAAGAACACTTGTCCTGCTAATATGTTTCTATCAATTACATCAGGTGTATTGTTTGATTCATCCATTACAACTCTAAATGCGTATAAACCTTGTCTTTGTTGAACTGCCTCTAAATAAGGGTTCACAGTGTTTAAGAATCTTTGACGAGTTGTAGATGTGTTTTGTTCGAATACTAAGTAACGAGATGTTGAAGCGATAAACTTCTTAAGAACAATAAGTAATCTTCTAACATTGATTCTATCTAAAGCAGATGCCTTATCTTGCAATGTTTTTTGTCCAAATGCTACAATACCTTGTCCAGGGAATGCTGCGATTGGGTTTACTTTATTCTCATATAGAGTATCTCTTTCAGAATGTGTTAATCTATTCAATACACTAACTGCTCCACTAATACCACCTCTATTCAAACCAGCTGGTGCGAACCATTCTGCTGCTAATCTATCATTAGAAGCGAATACAGCCGGCATCAATACTGATGGAGGAACTGAAGTTAATTTGTTTGTGTTGTTATCAACCGTCTTAACCCAAGGGTAATAAGTTGCTACATAGTTTGAATCTACTGCATTTGCTTGCTCAGTTGCTTCAGTAATTGTATCAGCGTAATCATTGAAATCAGCGATATAAAAACAATCTTGTCTATCTTCAACCATATCAATTACCTTAGAAGTAATAGATGGGTGTAAGCTTCTTACAATACCAGGAGTTGCTACTAAGTTAATATCCCACTCATCAGGATTAGATACAGCATTAATTGCTTTGTAATAAGCCGTTGTACCTACTGATGTTCCATTTGAACAGTTAAATCCTTGCGTATTTGCTGCTCCCCAACCAGCTTCACCAGCCTTAGCTTTTTTAGTTGTTGGGTTCATTCCATCATATCCTTTTTGGAATCCTAATACAAATTGTCTTTTAACCATATCTTCAGCCTTAGAACCAGTCATCTGATATGATAATTGAGAATCAAATGCGAATAATACGTTTGCTCCAGTTTCTGCACTAGCAGGAATTGGTTTTAAGTAATTCACATTATCCATTTCACTAAAATCAAATCCACTATAATATATTGGAGATGATGATGTGTTATCAGCTGAATTAGTTTGATAAACTACTGCAGGTATTTGTCCTGCATACGTTGTATTATTACAATAGATAGGGTTTACATATGCATCATGTCCAAATGGTGCTGCTGAAATTGGGTATGAACCTGCATCAGCTACTTCAACTCTTATATATTTTGATTTGTTTGAGTAATCACCATTTTCAGTAATTTTACCATCTGAATCGATAGTAATATATCTGTCACCAATTCTTCTAGCTATATAGTTAGTAGATGTTGGGTCTAAATTTACATTATTGTAAGTTTCAATTACACTCTTTCTCTTATCAGTATCAGAATAACTTCTAATAGTTACAGTGAATACAGAATAATCAGTTGCTCCATCTTCACCAGCTGCCTTAACATTTGAAATACCAACTTTATATTTTGTATTATAAACATCACCATGTCCTAATGTATGGAATCTGAAAAGATTGCTTCTTAAATTATTAGTATCTTTTTGAGAAACTACCCAAGGAGTACTTGCTTTAGAAAATGCATCATCACCACCATTTGTATAATCTTG